GGTGACGATATCGTGATTTGTGACCACGATGTCGCCGCTGAGTATGTATCGATAATGGACTCTTTGGGAGTTAAGATCGGCTTTCACAAGTCGATCGTCTCTTCCAATAGTTCATTAGAGTTCGCAAAACGGTTCTACTACAAGGGAGAGGAGGTAACTCCTTTATCTCTTGCTGGTATTGCCGTTGGCTGGCTCGGCCCAGGGTTTATCCCTGAAGTCGTGGCAGCCTGCGAGCTCCGGTTTGGTAAAGAGCTTGCTCTTTATCATATCGCACGGTACATGGGGGTCGGATTCAAGGCGGCATCGGCGGCATCCGAAAGGGTGCTTACCGGGCTTCCGCGAATTCTGACCTCGGCCTTATTACTCCTTCTCCGTCCAGGTGCACCTCGCGGTGCAGCTTCACTTCTCGACTGGTATCTAGCCATTAACATGGCTGGATCTTCCAGGGCGAAGGTGAAGGTAGCTGATGAAGAGAAAATCTTCACAGCTATTTGGGCGGAGGTCGTGGACTCTGTACTTGCTCCAGCTTTGCGGCGCTTCCGAAAGGTTGCGCAGGAGATGATTATCCCAAACAATGGGAAAACGTCTCTTAAAAAGCAAAGTCACCCATTGGGTGAGGAGCATGCTAGAGAGTACACGGCTTGGTTCAAGCATGCCGTTGTTCCCGTGTTTACACGGAAATTTCGGTCTGCTATAGATCAAGCGGGTGAAGTACTGAGGGAGGCCAAGAAAGTGTGGGATCGTGAGAGAGATCTTTCGAAATCTCTCCGACTCATTGAGTCTTGTCTTTCTATTCTCGCGCTTGTGCCGACTCAGGCTAACATCGTTCGCCGGGAGGAATCTGAAGTCCCTATATCAGACTCTTTCCTGGCAACGGTGCTAGTTCCGAGATCGGTTAAGCGTTGGAACAAGATTTCAAGATTCACCACTAAGAAGGTTCCTTCTAAGTTCAAAGCTCGTCGTCGGTCTTCCAAGACCGCCTTCACAGGGCACGCAAGTGCACGATTGGCTAGAGCTTAGTTGGTTCCAACTTGGTGGACTTAATATCTCAACCACACTCCAGTCTGGAAAACTGGTTTCAGGGATTTCCACCGTAACCCTTAGGGTCGGGAGTTGAACTCCCGAGGTCTAAGGAACAAATAGAAAACGCGTCTTAAGCGACACGCAGTCCGGGAATCGGGTCTTCGGATCCGGGGGCCGGGTAGCTGCTGTCCT